CCAGTTAGACTGTTTCATTTTCTCTCTCTCTTTGCTTAACATCCACTGATGGGCACTAGCCTGAGCTAATACCCATCCATTGATGTTATGCGGCTTGCTTGTTCCATTTATCGACAAATGTCACAACAGCCTTTTCACTTCTAGCTGTCCTTACCATGCTCAGTAACCGTTGAGCATAGGTTTCAATCTCTTGTTCTGACATCATGCCTAAGGCAAGTAATTTTGCCATGTTTGTAACGTCGGCTCCGATCTTGGGAATTTCCAGCACTACTTCCTTTTTCATTTTAATGAACCAAGGATTATCCTTAATCCAGTTCATCAACTGAGCCATATCGGCGTGCCTTCCTAGGCCTTCGACCTTCTTATCTTCCTTCGGGAAGTTTTCGGTTTTCTTAACTTCAAACCGCAATTCGACACGCTTGTAAAAGCGTTGCTCCCCTGCCGATCTTTCACGGATGGTTACAGAACAATGCTTTTTCAAATAATCAAACAGCCCTTGAGCATTAAAGCTACCGCCTACAGTTTCGTATGCATTGAGCATATACTCAAGCATTTCACTGCGGCCAGTCTTGTATAGGCGGTTGATCGAATACTGTAGTTCAGTTTGGATCAACTTCTCAAGCCCACGGATGGACGTAACGTTCCGATTTACGGACGATACGAGTGCTGCATCATTCACGATTGCGCCAGTGTTAGTTACGTTCATTGCTATTTCCTTCTTTCATTTTCCCACGGATTGTAGGTATAAAAACACTGATTCAGTGCCCTTATATCTGCAATCTATATGGGATTAAATCACATCCTTGTGCCCATTGGAACTACTAGTAGTTCCAGTCAAACCAATGAGATACGGACATACGCCCGTTTTGATCCTCGTTTACAGCGAGCGTATCGCCAAATCCTCTTACTTCCCCTTCGGCTTGTGCCTCTTCTCTAAGGTTTTCCGGTATTTCCAATTCATCAAAATAATGGGTTATCATTTTGTTTTTCCCTATTCACCTAGGCTTTCAGGATAAAAGCCTATGCTAATAGAGTGACACTTCCTTGTGTCGGTTAGTCTTACGGCTTCACTATCCAGTCCACATGTTGAATAATTAAATTCTTTGTCCTATCGTGCAGTCTACCAGAACAAAAAATATCGCCAATGCCCGTTTCCTGGAAATGACTATGGGGTTTTTCTAATCCAAAAAACTTAGCACCGTGCCGCATTGCTGTCCACGGGTTAGAGTTTTCGCCTTTGTGGACGATTTTATGAGACGGATTAGATTCCAAATACATATAAAATTTATTCACTTTTCTTTCCCCATTCACCTAGACTTTCAGGATAAAAGCCTATGCTAATAGAGAATATACGGCGCTTCCTTGCGCTACATGCTTCCCTATCCGCTCGCTTGAATAGTCTCCCTTTTATCTCTCATACCGCTATATGCTGGGATTGTCTACAAGACGTGTCACTATCACACAAATGGGTAGAGGGAGTGAGTTTTTCGCATAGGCGTAGCTACTGGCTACCCCATTGGCGCGTCTCTTTGCTTCCAGCTTGCTTACGGTACTACCCTTATTCGCAAGACTATCAAGCACCACACTTGCTACAGTGTCACGCGCTACCCTATCAGTAGCATAGTGTGGCAACACCTAATTGTTAAAGATCACAATCCCGAAGGACAAGGCAACACCAATGCTATATAGGGAGCGAAGCACTAGCGATAAAATGCGAGCGCGTTGCCGCCAAGCGGTGGTGGTGCCGGATTGTTAAAGAACATGCCGCAGACTATAAACGCCAGTTCACGGCTTGTCAAATCTTTTTGCTGCCTGTTGCGTTGCCGATTCCGTGGCAAGTGCAAACAGTATTGCAAGCTAAGTGCCAAGTTTTGTGGTGGTGGTGGCAAGTGATTGAAAAGCAATGGAAAGAAAATGCTAGGTGGTGGGTGAATGCGAATGATTCTCATTAACATCCCCTAATTCGGGAAAATTCCCCACCAAAGTGTATAAAAAGTTGACACTATTTTGCCACCATATAGGAACAAAACAGCACGAATGTAGCCACAGTAAGGCTTGCAGGCTGTATAAAAAGCTGACACTATTTTGCCACCATATAGGAACCTAACAGCACAAACGTAGGCATAGCAAGGGCTGTAGGCTGTATAAAAAATTGACAAGCCGCGTTAGCTCTAATGGCTAGTGTGCTGGTGTGTGTGTACGCGGTAGACAGTGCGAGCACACGGTAGACAGTGCGCATACATACGCACACACGGTAGACAGTGCGAGCACACGGTAGACAGTGCGTGTGCGTGTGCGTGTGCGTGTGCGTGTGCGTGTGTGTGTGTGCGTACGCGCTTTAATATATTGCAAAAGGCGTGCCATAAGCATGAAGTGTGCCATGTTGTGGTGCAGCATGGGGGTAGGCAGGGGCCAGCCGGGGGGGCGGGGCTGGTATAGCACCCATGTACAAATTTGTCCATTTTTAGTTTGTCCCACTAAAATTTGCCCCCTCATTCATTCCACTCCCCTTTCTTGACTTTCCACTAAAAACATGATATAATAAAACATATTAAATATAATATATATAATATAATATATAATTAAATATAATATATATAATATAATATATAATTAAATATAATATATATAATATAATATAACTAAATATAGTGGAACATATATGAATAAAACTATAAAAGCTAAACTAGAAAAACAGAGGGGGAAACATTTTACAGAGAAACAAGAAGAATTCCTCACTCTCCTAGAAGAGAACAACCTAGACATCAGGAAAGCATTTGAACTTTCCAGTTATGTAAACTTCCAAAATGCTGTAAGACCTCTAAAAAATGAAATACTGGAAATGACAGAGCTCCTTATGGTGGAAGAAGGGGTTAACAGTGTTAGAAAGATAGTGGAAATCAGAGACAGTGATGAAACTATTCCAAATGTTGCAGCAAAACTAGACGCAAGTAAGACAATTTTAGACAGGATTGGACTAGGAAAGAAAGATAAGCTAGAAATTTCCACAGAAGAGAACAGTGGATTGTTTATCCTTCCCTTGAAAGGCTCTACAGATGACGAAATCTAGCAATATTTCTAGACTTTCCCACTTAACCAAAGAAGAAATTACAGAATTTTACAATGATTGGAAGAATGGGGAAGCTTCTAGGAGTCTTTCTGCTAGAATTTCAGAGAAACTAGGATTTGGTGTGTCTAAAAACCTGGTCCTTAAGCATTTTAAGAGGGGAATAGAGGAACATGTCCATGTTCCAGTTACAGAGAGTGATATTAAACTCTATAAAGATTTTGATAAGAGAGCAGAAGAACGCTATCACAACAAGAAACGCATTACAGCACAGAAAGCAGCAGAGAGAAGGAAGAATAATAAAGTTGCTGAAGTTATGTATGTGGAAAGACCAGGCCCAGCAAGAAAGCACAGGATAGTAGAAGACAGTAATGTATTATTTGCTCCTAACAAAGGACCACAGACTAGATTTCTAGCTGCTCCAGAGGAAGATGTTCTATTTGGTGGAGCTGCTGGTGGTGGGAAAGTGGTTCGCAAGGGTGATGTAGTTAGTACACCTTTTGGATGGAGAGCTGTTGAAGATTTGAAAGTGGGTAGTCTAATTTCAAACCCAGAAGGGGGTGTACAAAAGGTTGTACAGTTGCATCCTTGGCAATCTTTTAAGCCTACTACTGTGTGGTTTTCAGATGGTACAAAGATTGACGTACATGAAGAACATCTATGGCAGGCATGGAGAGGGAGTAAGCGGAATGGAGAGAGAGTCTTTGGATTTGATAGCCGTGAAGTGGTGGAAACAGCAAAACTACGAGAGTGGTTGGATGCTGGGTATACACCACAAATTCCTGTCACCCAACCTGTAGTGTACAACACTGTCACCAGAGAGAAGAACAAAATCACCCCTTATTTGATAGGCGTATTGCTTGGAGATGGTTGTATCACAACTAAACAAATAACCATCACTGCTCATCAAGATGACCAAAACCACCTATCCGCCCATCTCCCTTATGGGGATGATGTTGTATACAAGGGACAAACTATACGGTTTAGAGGAGAGACACGTAAGTGGCTAGTGGAGAAACTGCAATTGCATTCCCTTCTCGGAACTAACAGTCACACTAAATTTATACCCAACTCTTACAAGTATGCTCCAATAAAAGATAGGTGGGAATTAGTTCGAGGACTAATGGACACTGACGGGTATTCAGCTCCAGATAAGAATGGAAGCTACTTTACTTCAGTTAGTAAAAGACTTGCTAGAGATATGGCAGAGGTGTTAAGGTCTTTGGGGTGCGTAGTATCTGTGTACACTAAAGATGGTAAGCATAGGGATAAAGATGGGGAAGTTGTAGAATGTTCTTTGGTATATGAATTATATATTAAGAGCAGAGATGATAGTGCTTTATTCAATATGGAGAGAAAGAAAACTCATAGAATAGAGAAGGAGATTAGTAAAGCGGTTGTTAAGGTGGAGATGCAAGAGGATGTGGTAGAGGGGAGATGTATTACAGTTAGTAGCCCATCTGGTCTATATATTACAAATGATTATATTGTTACACATAACTCCGTTGCCCTTATTGTAGACCCTTTACGCTACATAGACAAGAGTGGTCATAGAGTGTTGATAATGCGTAGAACATTCAGGGAGCTTAGGCAGTTGATTGATTTGTCCAGACAGCTTTATACACAAGCATTCAGTGGAGCTAAGTATAAAGAGGGAGACAAAGTGTGGACCTTTCCTAGTGGAGCTAAAATAGAATTTGGTTATTTAGAGAAAGAAGGAGATGTATATCAATACCAAGGGAATGACTACACATATATTGCATTTGATGAATTAACACAGCTTCCTACAGAGTTCCCTTGGGCCTATTTATTCTCTCGTCTTCGTACTCCCGATCCCTCCATCATTACATACGCAAGAGCTTCAGCCAACCCTGGTGGTGTAGGGAACGACTGGGTTAGAAAGAGATATGTGGAACCAGCTACACCCGGTGAGCCCTTCACTGGACCAGATGGACTCTCAAGAAGGTTTATTCCTTCTTTCCTTTCTGACAATCCATATTTAACACAAGATGGTAAGTACGAGAAGATGCTGCAGTCTCTGCCTGCCACTGAAAGGAAGAGGTTGTTAGAGGGAGATTGGTATGCAGTGGAGGGCAGTGCTTTCCCTGAGTTTAGAATGGATGTTCATGTGGTGGATAGTTATGATATTCCTAAGTCATGGAAAAGGTTTAGAGCTATTGACTATGGCTATAGTGCTCCCTCTTGTTGTTTGTGGATGGCTATGAGTCCAGAGGACGGAACAATAATTGTATATAGAGAGCTATATGAGAAAGGACTCACTGCTGAGAGATTAGCAGAGAAAATATTAGACTTAGAGATGGAAGACATGCCTATGAATGGTGTGGTGGATGGAGCAGTGTTCAATCGTGTTGGATATACAAACACAGTTGGTCAGATATTAAATTCATATGGACTTAAACTTAGGAGTGCTAACAAGGATAGGAAAGCAGGGAAGCAGCAAATACACTCTAGACTTGCATACAGAGAGGGAAAGAGGCCAGGTGTACAACTATTTAAGTCGTGCCCTAACTTGATTAGGGAAATGCAAGGCATCCCTCTTTCAAAGAAAGACCCAGAGGATGTGGATACATCAGCATCAGATCATGCGTATGATGCATTTAGGTATGGGCTAATGTCTGTACCAGCACTCCCAACTAGACAGGAACTATTTTATGATGCAAAAAGAACAGTCTACTCAAGCGACTACCGACCCTCAGACCCCTTCTTCGGGTATTGATAAGGTTGTAGCAGATGTAGAAGCTAAATTTCATGCAGCTAAAACTGCCCGGAAAGAGCATGAAGAAAGATGGGCTACTGCCTATCATAACTACCGTGGTAAGTATGATAAGAGTGTTGCCTTTCGAGAGAATGAGAAGAGCAGGGCTTTTATTAAGATTACTAAAACTAAAGTGTTGGCTGCCTATGGGCAAATGATTGATGCTTTGTTTGCTAGTGGTAAACTTCCCTTGTCTGTTTCTAAAACAGAAGTGGCTAAAACTAAAATAGCTACAGCAGTAGAGACAGAGCTTGCAGAAGAAGAAGTAGTGGAAGAGCCTGTTGGCATAGGATGGGCAGGAGATGGACGAGAAGCCCCCTTAAAGGGCTCCTTAGGTATGCCCCCTAGTGCTGGTATTGCTGAACCCCTACAAGCCCCTTCCTCGCCCTCTATGGCCCCTTCTATGCCCCCTATGGAGCAAGAGGAGGAGAGTGAAGAGGATAAGGCCAGGGATGCTGCTAAGGAGATGGAAAGACTTATCCATGACCAACTAGATGCTTCCAACTCTAAGAAAGTGATTAGAGATGCTATGTTCGAGTCTATTCTTCTGGGCACTGGAGTTGTTAAGGGTCCATTCACTACAACTAAAACTATCAACTCTTGGGTGGATGGAGAGCTTAAGCAAGAAGAAGTTTCCTTTCCCTATATTGAGTTTTGTAGTGTGTGGAGTTACTATCCCGATCCTAATGCCAACTTCACTGGAGAAGTTGAGTGGAGTGTGCAGCGTCACAAACTATCTCGCAGTCAGATGATTGCTCTTGCTTCCAATAAGATGTTCAATAAAGAGGCCATCAGAGAGGTTGTTAAGGGTGGTGGTAATTATCAGAACAGAGACTTCGAGAATGAAGTTCAGATGGAAGATCAAGCTATTGGTGTTGATGGAGGCGACAGATGGGAAGTGTTGGAGTATTGGGGTCCAGCCCCCATTGATGAAAGCAATGACGAGCTGTTGAATGTAAATATTAATGCTTGGGTTTGTGGTGGTAAGATTATACGAATTAATGAAAACCCCTTCACTCCCGTTCGTATTCCTTATTTAGTTTTTCCTTTTGAGAAAAATCCATATAGCTTGTTTGGTGTTGGTGTTGCTGAGAATATGGATGATTTTCAGAAACTAATGAATGGGACTACACGGATGGCTATTGACAATGCTGCTCTCTCTGGTGACTTAGTGTTTGACATTGATGAGAGTGCTCTTGCTCCCGGCCAAGACTACACAATCTACCCAGGTAAGAAGTTTGTTAGACAGTCCGGTATGCCTGGTCAAGCTATTCATGGTATTACGTTCCCTAACACCTCTCAACAGAATATGATGATGTTTGATAGGTGGAGACAGTTAGCAGATGAAGCCACTGGTATTCCTAGCTATAGTCATGGCAACACTGGTGTAACTGGAATGACTAGAACAGCTAGTGGTATGTCTATGCTCATGTCAGCTTCTTCTTTGAATATTAAGACAGCTATTAAGAACATTGATGATTTTCTTCTTGAGCCACTAGGTAGAAGTATGTTCTACTGGAATATGCAGTTTTACGAAGGAGATTTAGACATTACAGGAGACTTAGAGGTTAGGGCTACAGGTAGTCAAAGCTTAGTACAGAAAGAAGTTAAGAGTCAACGTCTACTATCTTTCCTTCAACTGGCTTCCAATCCTCAGATAGCTCCTATGGTTAATATGCGCAACCTGATTAAAGAGATTGCTTATACTATGGAGTTGAACACTGAGGGTATTCTTAACGACATGGAGCAGGCAGAGGAACAGGCTCGTATTGTTGGGATGCAAAACCAGATGGCTCAGCAACAACAGGCTATGCTTGGTGGAGCTACTGGTAATGGCGATGGTACTATTGGTACGGGAATTGTGCCACAACCAGGCGAAGCAGAGTTTGCGGCTAATCAACCACTTGACATTCCTTCTTAATAGTGTTATAATATATGGAAAATAAAGAATATAAAAAATTACAAGAGATGTTAAGAACCAACTGGACCCTTGTTGATAAGCTACTCCAAGAGGCTCTTGATAACTCAGTTAACATAATCACTCATTCTAACGTTCCTTCTATCATTCATGAGGAGAGAGGGAAACTAAAGATGATTAATTATATTAGAAACATAGTTAAATAGGCAGCTACCCACATTGGCCCTGCCGAACACAGGCAGTACAGTGTTCAGCCACCTTGTTATTCAAGCCCTGAAAAGAGAGGAAATATGACAGAACAAGTAGAAGAGAGTAATGGACTGTTTACGTTGGCCCAGGCTCAAGAAGTTAGAACAGTAGTAGAGAGTGGAAGGGTTCCTTCCAGTGAAACTTCTGAGAATGACACCCAAGAGGCAGTTGATAACTCAGCTACTCCGTATCAGAAAACGGATTATAAGAAGCGGTATGACGATCTTAAACGACATTATGACATGAAGCTTAATGAACATAAGCAAGAAGTCGAGAGTATTAAGGCACAACTAAACGCTAATCGCCCACAATACACTCCACCTAAAAGTGTCGAAGAGCTGGAATCTTTTAGAAAAGAGAATCCAGATTTATATAATGTTGTAGAATCTGTAGCTCATTTGAATGCAGACAGACAGCTTAAAGAAGTGCAGAAGAGGATTTCTGAGTTAGAAAAAGAAAAACGTCTAGCTCTTCGGGATGTAGAGATGAACAAGCTACGCAAAGCTCACCCTGATGTAGATGATATTAAAGGGAGTGATGAGTTTAAGCAGTGGGCATCGGTACAACCTAGGGAAGTTCAATCTTGGCTATTCCATCAAGTTGACAGTAGACTTGCAGCAAGAGCTCTTGATTTATTTAAGTCCGATCATAGAAGTTCTGTAAACAAACAACAGGCAAGTGACACACCTGCAGCTAAACGAAACGATGCTGCTGCCCCTGTTAAAACTCAGGGTAGTGTAGACATGGGAGAGAGTGGAGAAGCTCCGATCTCTGTAGAGTCACTTAAGAAGATGTCTCTTGAGGAATATGAAAAGAATCGAGAAGCCATCTACAAACAGATAGGACTCAAAGCAAGGTAATAAATCATGGCATGGCAAAATCTAGATAGCAATACTGCTAACTTTGACAATGATATCTCCGGTCAGACGAAATCGTTCTGGCTGCCCGAAATCTATTCTAAAAACGTTCAGATCGCTTTCCGTAAGGCTAGCGTCTGTCAGGCAATTACTAACACTGATTATTTTGGTGAGATTGCCCAGTTCGGTGATACTGTAAACATCATCAAGGAACCCCAGATTACCGTTGCTGCGTATCTGCGTGGTGCTACTGCTCTTAATGGTGCGTCTAATTACATGACGGATCAAGAGTTGGTGCTTCAGATTGATCAGGCTAACGCTTTCGAGTTCTTTGTTGATGACTTGGAAGAGCGGTTTAGTCATGTATCGTGGCAGTCTTTGGCTTCTGATAATGCTGGTTATAAGCTGTCTGATGCTATGGATGTTGAAGTATTGGCGCACATGTTGTCTGGTGTAACTGCTGGACTAACTCTGGGTGCTGATGCTGCTGCTACTGGTGGCACTGATGTTGATCCGGCTGGTTCTATTGATATGGCTCCCGATGGTTTGGGTGCTGATCCTGTGAACGTTATGGCCCGTGCTGCTCGTCTCTTGGATGAGAACAATATTCCTTCGCAGGATCGTTGGTTTCTGGCTCGCCCAGACTTCTACGAAGTGTTGGCTAAGAGTGATAGCAAATTGATGTCTACTGACTATAATGCAGGCATGGGTTCTCTGCGTAATGGCTTGGTGCAGGATGGTATGGTGCGTGGTTTCACTATGTACACCACTAATAATATGCCCAATCCTACTACGGCTGATGTTGAGTTGTTCATGTTTGGTCACAAGAGTGCTGTAGCAACTGCTGAGGCTCTTACTAAAATGGAGACCCTGCGCTCTACCACGTCTTTCCGTGACATCGTTCGTGGATTGCATGTGTATGGTCGTGGTGTTCTTCGTGATGATGCGTTTGGTGTTGGCTATTACGATCCCACCTAATCCCCATTAGGAGTGGGTAGGGGGGCTTCGGCCCCCTTTATTTAGGAGAAGACAAATTAGTACGTCAACATACTTATCAGTTACTAACGAGATATTGAGAGAGCTTAATGAGGTTGTTTTAACAGAGTCTAACTTTGTTAACGCCACCAACATACAGGCTTATGTTAAAGACTGTGTTAATACAGCCCTTCATGACATTAATAGTGAGCATTACAAGTGGCCGTTTTTGTCTGCTTCTTCTAGCACTGAGCCTCACTTAGGAAACGCCGTTGTCTCTACTGAAGAAGGTGTTCGTTGGTATCTTATTAAAAGCGATAGTCTTAATAGTGATGGTGATTATGGCTACGTCGATTGGGATAGCTTTGTCATTACTACTAAGGGTGTAGACGGAGAAGAGTCTCCTTACTTAGTTAAAAATTTAAAACCAATCACCCTGACTGATTGGCATAAGAAGTATTCACAACGGGAAGCCAGAAACTTAGCTAATCAAGGTTTAAGTGGAATCCCTACACACATTATTAAAAATAAAGATGGGAGGATGCTAGGGCTGTCTCCTATTCCAGATAAAGAGTATAAGATTTATTTCTTTGCTTACACACAAATGCCGAAGGTTACATCTTTCGATGACACCTTCCCATTCCAAGAGCAGTACATTCCCACATTAAAAGCACGAGTTAGATATTACGCTTGGCAGTTTAAAGAAAATCCTAATCAGTCTCAGTTATCCCTTAGAGACTGGAATGATGGAATTAGACGAATGAGGGAGCAGCTATTAGAAGAGAAGCCTGCTAAAGAATTCACTGACAGTAGAACGAGATATATCTAATGGGACAGGCTAATGCAGCTTTAGTCAACTGTTCTGGTGGTCTAGACCTAGTGTCCACTATACAAGATATGTTCCAAACCCCAGGAGCAGCCAGAGAGCTTGTTAATTTTGAGTCTGCTCAAACATCTGGCTATCGCTCTATTAATGGATATGAAAGATTTGGCACCCAACCAAATGGAGACAACCCAGTGTTGGGTGTGTTTCCTTATGCAGATGGTGTGGTTGCTTGTGTTGGAGAAAACATTTATTTCTCTACAGATGGAACCACTTGGCTAACTATGAATGTGGCTGTAACTGATGCATTGGAGGCAACCCTAACTGCTGCCACTCCTATTGCTAGAGTAAATCAGGGCAGATGCAACTTCGCTCTATACACCGGTAATACTCCTTATGGAGAGCTCATAGTACTTGATGGTGTTAATAATATGCACTATATTAAGATTGTTGGTGATGGAGTGTCTAGACAATATTCATGTAATGAAATCACCTCTGGTGCTATTAAGCCTTTATGGGCAGAGGTATATAAAGATCGTCTTGTTGTTGCTGGTGATGTAGCACAT